AAACGGGTCGCACCCTAAGGGCCTTGGCGATGCCGGGTCGCTCAAGCGCTGGCCGAAGCAGTTTGCCAATACGGCGAGGAACGCCAAGCAACACGGGATAGCGATCGAGAACGCTACTCGGCAGACGGCGCTGACGTGCTTTCCTCGGGTAGAGCTCGAGGCGGCGCTTTGAGAAAGTCAATCCGTGGCGGGATGGGTCTAGGAGACGCCATCTACGTCCAGAGCGTTGTCCGGCATCTAGTCCAAAAAGGCGAATCGCTCCGGGTCTGTACGGCATGGCCTGATGTGTTCCGGCAACTCGGCCCGAAGGTCACGACGGCGCCATTCACAAGGCAGGTCAACATCCTCGCCCACTATTCGGCGAGGAAGCAGAAGGTCGGCACGACGCAGTTCGAGGATGTGTGCCAGACCGCAGGGATTCGAGAGAAGGTCGATCTGCGGCTCGACTGGAAGGTAGAGGACGAAAAGCTAGTCGGGTGGTTGAAGGAAACCGCCGACGGCCGCCCCATCGTGCTGGTGCAGCTCCCCCGGTCGCCGATGGGTCGCAAGGACGGATTCGGCGCCGAGCTACTTCCTGACTGCCGCGTGATCGACCGAGTAATCGCCCGGCTGAAGACAAGGCGGGCGCTGATCGTCCAGATAGGCGCCGGGGCTTCGCTCTACGGGCTTAGCGGTATCGACGTTGATCTGTCGAACCGGACGACGGTCGGGCAGATGTTCGACGTTGCGACGGCGGCTGATGCGTTCGTCGGGTACTGATCGTTCCTGATTCCGCTCGCCGAGTCATTCAACAAGCCGGCGCTGTTGGTCTGGTCGAGGCGGGGACTGCGGTCGGGTCAGCCATACATCCGGGCGATCACTCCGCAAAAAATACTGCACAAGAAAACGTCGCGCGCCCTCATGGACGACACGAACGAAACGCAGATTGACGAGGCCGCCGATGCTCTTTTCTGACCTCGCCCGTGTGCGGGCCGCCTTCGAGGGTCGTAGTGTCGCGATCGTGGGGAGCGGCCCGGGCGCGCTGGACAACAACCCGGACTTCGTGGACGGTCATGATGTGGTCGTCCGGGTGAACAACTACAAGACCGGCCCGGCGCAAGGCTACCGCTGCGACGTGTTCTATAGCTTCTTCGGCGGATCGATCAGGAAGACGCGCGAGGAGCTGCAGGCCGACGGTGTGAAACTTTGCTTGGCGAAGTGCCCGGACGCGAAGTTCATGGAGTCGGAGTGGCACCGGAAGATGGGCAAGCCGCGCGGCGTGGACTTCCGATACATCTACCGCGACCGGCGCGACTGGTGGTTCTGCCCGACCTACGTGCCAGGTCTGGCAGAGTTCGTCGCGGTTTTCGAGATGCTCGGTCAGCACATACCGACGACCGGCTTCTCGGCGCTTCATCTGGTGCGGTCCTGCCGGCCGGCGAGTCTCTATCTGACTGGCTTCGACTTCTTCTCGAGCCGAGTACATAACGTGAACGAGCCTTGGCGCCCTGGCAATCCTAGCGACCCGATCGGCCACGCGCCCGAGCGCGAGCGCGAATGGCTCAGAAGCTACATCCGCCCCGACATCGGTCCGGAACGGCCGGGGGACCGTGTGAAGCTCGACCGGCGGCTGGCTGAGATCATGGAGACGGCCTAAGTGCAGATCGAATTCTGGACAGAGCAGATGGAGAAGCAGACCGGCGCTCGCCTGCAGATCCTGCTCGACGATCCGATGCTGGCCAAGGCTTGGCAGCACTTCGGGGGATCGATCTTCCGGCGCTCCAGCATCTTCCATGGCCTAGCGAAGTTTCTGACGGAGCAGGAAGTCCGCGGCTCGCGATGCTTCGAGATCGGGACATGGAATGGGCTTACCGCGGCGGTGCTATCGAGATTCTTTGACGAGGTGGCGACGGTAGACATCGCGCACAACGAGCAGAAGCACGAGATTCTGTCGTTCCTCGGCATCACCAATGTCCGCTGCATCGACATCCTAGACAACCACGAAAAGGCGAAGGTCGCGCACTCGCTGGACTTCGACTTTGCGTACCTCGACGGCGACCACGCGAACGACACGGAACTCGACTTCGGGATGACCAAGAAGTGCGGGCGGGTTCTGTTTCACGAGGTTTGGCCGCATCAGAAGCCCGTTTTTGAGCTTGTGAACCAACTGCCCGACAAGGAAGTGACGTACGGTGGTGCGGGACTTGCGCTGTGGATCGAAAATAAGGCATGAGCTTTCTCGACAACAAATACTCCCGCTGCTACTTCAGGCTAATGGAGAAAGCGCAAGGGCACAAGCGATGTGTCGGGCGCGTGCTATCCGATGAGACGAAGGCAAAGATTGGTGCCGCAAGCCGGCTTACGCAGGAGCGATTGCGCCAGGAAAGGGCGGCGGCGAAGTGAGCCCGCTTCTGTACGAATACGACTTTCATATCTATCCAGACTTCCTGAGAAACGGCAACGCCTGTCGTTTCATTCTTCCGATGGCAAGCCACTTCTGCACGGGGCGTGGCGTTGATGTCGGGTGCGGCGAATGGCCCCTGCCGGGGGCGATCCCCATCGAGGCCAAGCGCGGCGGCGACGCGATGGCGCTGGGGCACTCTGGGCTGGATTTCTGCTTCAGCTCACACGCGCTTGAGCATCTAGTTGATCCGGTGGGGGCACTTCTGCACTGGAAGGACTGCCTTCGGCCGGGTGGTGTCTGTTTCATCTATTTGCCGCACCCGGATATGCGCTATTGGCGGCCGACTCGAAACAGGAAGCACCTGCACATTTGGACCCCGGAAGAGATGGTCGAGACGTTCAAAGAGATCGGCTTTGAGGACATCGTTCATAGCGAGCGCGACTTGGCGTGGTCGTTTTCGGTCGTTGGATTCAAGCCGTTTGCCGACTGATGGACCGCTTCATCGCGCCCCTTCCCGGAGAAGCGGATGGGGACTTGATGCTTTGCCGAGACTTCGGCGTTGCGTACCAGATAGACCAGACGAACCTTTGCGCCTACGACGAAGCCTATTACCAGAAGTGCGCCGGCTACGAAGGCCAGGAGATAGCGAACAAGATCAACGCCGGCCGCATCGCGCTAGTCAATAAGTACGTCGGAACCGCGAAGGTTGTCGATGTCGGCATCGGCTCCGGCGAGTTCATCAAGAGCCGGCCGAATACATGGGGCCATGACGTTAACCCCGCGGGCATTGAGTGGCTGAGGCGCAATGACCTGTGGGCCAAGAGCCTGCTGCCCTTCGCGGGCGCGACATTCTGGGATGTGCTGGAGCACGTTCCTACGCCCGAGGACTACCTGAAGCAGATCCAACTGCATAGCTTCCTCTTTTGCAGCATCCCGCTTTTCTATGCGCTCGGAGCGATCCGGGCATCGAAGCACTACCGGCCGAACGAACACCTCTACTACTTCACGGAGCAGGGCTTTGTGGATTGGATGGAGCGGCACGGGTTCCTCCTGCTGACGATGCAGGACTTCGAGATTCAGGCCGGCCGGGAATCGATCTACTCCTTCGCTTTCAAGAGGAACAGATGGCCGAAACATTCTGGCGAATAGTCGAAGAGTTGGCCGCTCGTCCTGCGATTCCCATCGTCGGCGGCCTTGTTTGCGCTTGGCTCTTTGATGTAGCCCGGGGGTTCAGATGGCCGACGGATTCACGCTAGAGCTGCACGGCCTACAGGGCGTATACGACGCGCTGCTGAAACTCCCGCCGGAGATCGTCTCTAAGCGCGGCGGCCCGGTAAAGGCCGCGCTGCGAAAGGGCGCGACCGTCATCCTCAAGCAAGAGAAGGCAAACCTTGCGGCGGTGATGGGTCACCAGGTAGACGGAGAGATGCGGCTCGCCACTGGCTTGCTGCTCAAAAACCTAGTGGTTACTCGCGGCAAGCCGCCTATCGGCACCAAGGGCGAGCGATACCTCGTGCGTGTAAAGCGCAAGACGTACCCGCGCAAGAAGGGCAAGGCAGTTACCACGGTCAATACCGCGCTCAATCTTGAGTACGGGAACAGCAAGCAGAAGGCCGAGCCGTTCATCAGACCCGCCGCTCTATCGAAGGCGACGCAGGCGATTAGGACCATCGAAACGGATCTCTCCAGGCGGGTCGAACAGATCGCGGCGAAGTTGCTGCAAGCGAACAAAGGAAAGTAGATGCTGCCTCCCGTCTTCCAGGCGCTGAAATCGTCGGCGGCTGTGAAGGCCATCGTCGGCAGCAACCCTCCGCGCGTCTATCGACATGGGCGCGTCCCGGACCAGACGCCCGAGCGGCCCATCGCGCAGCCGTTCATTACGTGGTCGATGGTGTCCAACGTGCCGGAGAACAACCTCTCCGACCCGCCGCCGTGCGACCGCACCACGGTGCAAGTGGACTGCTGGCACCAGACAGACAAAGGCGTCGAGGACTTGGCGATTGCCGCCCGCGATGCGCTAGAGGTTATCGGGGTCGTCACCAGCGGACTGCTGGACGACTTCGAGACCGAGACAAAGCTATTCCGCATGTCCTTGCAAGTGGATATCTGGCTAGCGCACTAGTCCCCCTCCGCAACCCCCACCAGCCGGCTGAACGCCGGCTTTTTTATTTCCTGAAAGGCAAATCATGGCCCTGATCGATAGCCAATTCGAGACCAAAGGTACTCACCTCTACTTCATCGACGCTCTCACCACGACGGACCCCACCGTCACGAAGCTCACCTGCCCCACCAGCATCCCCGGCCTGGGCGGCGGCACGAAGGATCGCATCGACACGACCTGCCTCGACGAGACCGGCTCCTACCGGACCTACGTCGGCGGCTTCGCTGATCCTCAAGAACTCACCATCCCATTCATCCTGTACGACGGCGACACCTCGCACAAGGCGCTTTTCCTCCTCCGCGACTCTGGCGATGTTGTCTCGTGGATGGCTTGCCTGAGCGACGCCACTTCCATCCCCACGCTCGACAGCGACATGACCGCCCTGGTCACGCCTGCCGACCGCACCACGTTCGCGTTCAGCGGCTACGTCTCGCAAGTGACGATTGACGCGACGATCAACGAGGTCATCCGGGGAACGCTTTCGATCCAGCCCACCGGCACGACGACTCCCTACTGGCCCGCTTGATGGACGCCAGCCTTTTCCAGTTCAGGGGAGGAGTGCGCTCCCTTGGGAAGAAGAAGCTCGTCGACGGGAACGAATACGAACTCTTCTACAAGGCCCGGACCCCGAGCGACGTGTCCGGGTTTCGTGCTGGGTTCTCGTCGTTCCCCGACACCGAGCAAGGCGGCATCGAGCGTGAGCAGTTTCTTACGAAGTTCATTGCTGCGGCGATGTGCAACGAGGACGGCTCTGCCTTGTTCACTCCCCAGCAGGCGGCGCTTGTTCCGGACACCCTCAAGACTGAATTGGCGCTGCTGATTGTTCGGGGCTCGTCCTCGCTCGATCCAGACCTGGGAAAAGACTAGCCGCCAGGGGCGAGGAGTGGTTCTGGCATGTCCTCGCTCTCGCGCTCGGCGGTCGCACGGTCGCAGAGTGGCAAGCCGTGATGACGGTTCCCGAGTTTCAGGCTTGGGTCGAGTTCTATCGACTCGCTCCCTTCGACGACCGCTCTCGCTACCACCGGCCGGCGGCTCTCGTCGCTTCCGTCGGTGGACTTGACTTGACAGCGGCGCTTGACTGGCTCGACCACAAGTCGTCACCTGAAGCGAAGTACAGCGAAGTGGATCTATCCATGATGAAAGCATTCGGCCTCAAGCCGCCGCGTAAGGACTGAGATGCCGGCCTTTTCAATCATCGGCGAGCTTCTGATGAAGACGGCGTCGTTTGAAACCGACACCACTCGCGCCGCGAAGAGTCTCAAGCGACTGCAAAAGGAAGCGCAAGAAACCGCGCGGGCGTTTAAGGCTTCGTTCGCGGGAAACCTGCTCGCTGACTTGGCGCAGGAGTTTGGCCGGGCGCTTATCAACGTGCCAGCACAGGCACTCGCGGCGGTCGATGCGCTTAACGATGTTTCGGACGCGACCGGCTCCACGGTCGAGAACGTCAGCGCGCTAGAGAGGGTTGCCCGGCTGAACGGGCAGACGCTGGATGACGTTTCGGCCATCCTCATCAAGTTCAACATGGCGTTGAAGGAGGCGGATGGCAAGAACGGCATAAGCCAAGCCCTAACCGCCATCGGCTTAAGCGCCAAAGAACTGAAGAACCTTGACCCGGCTGAAGCGCTTCGCCGAACCTCGGTCGCTCTCGCGGGTTATGCCGACGACGGCAACAAGGCGCGGCTCGTTCAGGAACTATTCGGCAAGTCCGTAAAGGACGCTGGTCAATTCCTCAAGGATCTCGCAGAGCAGACGGCGCTTGTCGCCTCGGCAACGACGCAGCAAACGAAGGAAGTAGAGAAGTTCAACAAGGAACTATTCCTCCTCAAGACAAATGCCGAAGATGCCGGACGCTCTCTGACGGTCTATTTAGCCGAGTCGGTCAATAAGACCATTGCGCTGTTCCGCGAGGGAGCCAAGGCTGGCCGGGGGTTCTTCCAGACGCTGCGAGAGGAACAGCTAAAGCTTCTCGGTATCGATGTAAACGCGGAGGAAAGCGAGAAAAGCCGCCAGGAACGGATCAAGACCCTAACCGACCTACTCCAAAACCAGAACCTTACCGTCGAGCGTAGGGTCCGGTTAGAGAAGCAGCTCGCCGACGTACAGGCGAAGTCCTTCTCCAATTTCTCTGGAGCGGCCGGAGGTGGGCGCGGGTTCGTGAATCCCGATGCGGCCCGGCCTGGTGTGTCGCTTCCGGATGCCAAAGACAAGGTTAAGCCGCCAAAGGCTGAGAAGCCGACCGAGTACGACCAGCACATCAAGGATTTCCTTGAGGAAATGAAGCGGCTGGACGACGCCTCCCAAGACGCCGCCCGGTCCTTCGAGTCCTTCTATCAACAGCAACTCAAATCGCTGGACGGCTTCGAGCAAGACGCCAAGGCCGCGAAGGAATTGGCCGACACCTACGGCTTCAGCGAAGACGAGCTGGCGAAGCTGAACATCGAGAAGCTGAAATCCGCCGCCGCATCGCTGGAACTGCTCGCCATCCAGACGGAGGT